TTTGGTAATTCTTTTTTAATTCTAGGATCATAAGGATTTAATGCTGAAGGTATCAAATCCGATTCAAATCCTTCAAATGGAGCTCTTACCCATTTAGACTTAAATGAGGAAATAGGTAAATTACTTCCAGCATAATGTCCTAAAAATTTTGCTTTGTTTTCACCTGGAAAATCAATTGGATCTCCTTTCATTATTAATTTTTGCATGTCATCACCTAGATCACTGTTCAATTTTAACTCGATCAAATCTTCTTTACATAACCACGCACAAATCACAATATTAGTCTTCGGTAAATTACCTGCATGAAAGCCTAACAGTTTTTGTTTTCGTTTATCACTTGTTGTACATACTATCCCACCACAGTTACCAGATAAATCTGCACCATTATGAGCGTATACATGTCTTAATTTGAGAACATTTTTAGTGACTCTGCCTTGATTTTCAATTTTTAAAGATATTCGTCCTTTTAATTCAATTACGCCAAAAGTTTGAAAGTTTTCAACTGGAAAATGAGATACAATTTCAGCATGATCTAATTTAGACCATTCTTCCAAAGTAGGTATATAATCAATTATAGATCTAAAATGATCTTTAACTGGTGATACATTATTCAAAGTTCCAGGAGGTCTCTTTTCCATTCCAGATAATTCTTTTTTTGAAATTATTGTTGAATAACCAATGTCTCTTGTTTCATCTCTCCATTCACACACAGCGGTTCCATACAATTCAGCATCTTTTCGTTTAAACCTTATTATTTCACCAACACCACAGAAGTGTGCATTATGTATAATAGTGTCTCGATGACCGATACCATACATTTTACCACCTGGTACAATATTATCAAAATGTTTTACTACTTGTATCCAAACTTCATTATGATCTTTTAAAGTTGTGAATACATCTGTTTGAATATTTAGTTTAATACCATCCAAAACATCTTGAACATTATTATCAGCTTCTCTGTTAACGTTAGTCATTAAATCATTTGCCAATTGTGTTAAACCTTTCAACATTCTCCTTGTATAAGGAACTACGCCGCCCTCTTTTCTTGCTTTTAGGCCGCAAAATTCTACTTTTACATGGTAAAGATGCATTTCAGGAATATAAGACCAGTGAATAACTTCAAGGTATTCTTCAATTTCCAAAATTTTAACTTTATTTATAAAATCATCGTATTTTTCAACTATATCAATATCGCTGGCTGTATACTCGAAATTATAATCAATTACATATGAAAATTCTCCAAACACCTTTCTGCTTTCACTTCTTAACATTGTTATTTTATCGTTTTGTACCGTTGTTTCCGTTTTTGTTGTGTAAAACATAACGTGATCGGAACCTTCTTCTCTTAAATTCTGAATTCGTCCATTATGATGTTTAGGATTGTTCAAATCAATAAGATCGAAAGTTGTTTTATCACAATTTAGTTTAAATTTGTTACTATTTTTCTTTAGTGAATCTCTCAAAATTTTTGTTTTAGCTTGTTTCTTTGCTACTACTGGAGCACTATTATTCATTCTAAAAACTTTGTTTTCATCACCTTCAATAACTTGAATAGCAACCAATTCACCAACGTCAACTTCTTCTTCTTCTTCATTTGCCTTAGTAATATATTTCCATAACTTATAGAACATATAACACAAAACTGACAATATCACTATTATCATTACTTCTGACACTACTAGAGAGCCAATTTGTGCTATCTGATCCCATATGTTATCTGTATTTATACCAAGGAAATTTAATGCAGACATCAAAATACTTATCATTTTTTCTTTCATCCATGAAATCTTTTCTCTCAAAAAGGCCCA